TTTTTATTACCTTTAGCCTTGGCTCTATTAGTAGCAGCCTTTTCTGCTGGAGTTAATGCTGCCCAAGCAGCCTCAGGTAAATATCTTTTCTTACCCTTAGATGGCTTACCATCAGAAGTTTTCCACTTCTGTGCAGTCCAATCCTTTAAAGACTTCTGAGATTTAGCAAGTGCCATTACTTGTAACCTCCGCCTGCTTTCTTATATTGCACAGCAAGTAGTTGTGCTTTACGGGCTGACCATTCTCCAGGGTCTCCACCCTTAGAACCAGCCTTAATCTTCTTGAATAGTGTTGCTCTCATACCAGGCTTAGTATAGTTACCAGCAGCATTGACTTTAGACTTAGCCTTTTTCTTTGCTACCACTTTACTTTATCCGCCCAATAGGCTGCAGACATCTTGCCCTTAGCAATATTCTTGCCGTGTCTTGCCTTGAAAGACTTACGCTTCATCTTCATACGCTCAGACTCACCAGCCTTTGGTTTACCAGCGGTGCTTGCACCCTGCTCACCAAATCGGATAGTCTTTACTTTCTCTCCAACTTTAGCCACAACTACGTGTGATTTCTTTGGATGATTAGGAGTACGCTTTGGTTTGTTAAAACCAGATACTCCAGCCCTCTTTAATCTTGAATCGCTCACTTGCTCCCCTTAATTAGTTCTTTTGTCTTAGGGTCAAGGCGGAGTTTCTCCGACCCATCCTTACGTAGAATAACAATTAAACCGTCCCGCATAATTGATTTATTCCAACCGTCGTGACGCTTGCGTTGACCCGATGACATTATTTAATTCGCTTGCCTTTTGAGTCATAGCGTCTACCTCTAACTACGGCTCCAACAAGTTGCCCAAATTGCTTATCTTCCATTTGGCGAAGAACATTTGCACGAGCATCAGTTCCTGGACCAGAGGTGTTACGCATTTCGCTTGTGGCACGGTATGCTTGAATAGACTCATTAATCTCTTTAGCAACGTTTTGAAAGTAATTTGGTTTTTTAGCCATATTACTTCTTCTTACCCATTTTCTTCATAACCATCTTCTTGGCTGACTTCTTGGCTGCTTTCTTAGCCATAGCCTTACCTTTTGCTGTGTATGGGAATTTCTTTCCGTCTACGTTTGGCATTATATTTGTCCTATCTCTTTCATTACGGCTGCGGCTTTTGGAGTTATATCTTTAGTCTTAGGCATAGTGTCCGCATCATACGCTTTACCTAATACTTCTGAAGCCCTATGTGCTTCTCGCACGTGGGCCATAGTTGTTCCTGCTGGTTGTATTCCTTGTGCTCTTGCATCTCTATAAGCCTGCAATTCAGATGTCCACTTCTTATCTGAAATATCCCTTTTAGCATCTCCAGAGTTCATCTGAAGTCCCAAACCTTTACATCCAAAACATCCATCAATTGGTTCTGGATGATGCTCCCAGTGTTTCATATGTCCCCTTATGCTGCTGTGAAGTTTGCTTCTGTTACTCCTATGTTAGCAGCAATCAATGCTGCCTTGGTTGTATCATTAACTATATGATTACGACCACCAACGTAAAACTCTTCATATGATTCTACACTTGAATCTAATGGATAGCGACTAATTTTATATGTTCCACTTTGTTTTACTACAGAGATTCCAACATTTCTTTTAAAGAAATAAAATAAACGGTGTTTACCTATAGGTCCTTCTTCTACACTAGGTGTAGTAAATATGAAATCTGCCATTGTTCTCCTTAATGAACTTACTCCGTAGCAGGAATATTTCTACTCCTGCCACAGCGTCAATCAACTAAGCGATTGATGAACCTGATTCGATTCTGAATAGTGCCTCTTCACGGTAGCGAGCAAATCCTAATACGCCGTACCAACCCATTGGGCGGTGACGCATCAAGCGGTCAACTACTGGTCCGATAACTACATGTGGCTCTTCGGCAACTGCCTCAGCCAACGCTTGCTGTCCACAAACGATTGTGCGGTACACCTTTGCAGATGAAGCACCATCAGTTGCGTTGTACAAACGTGCGGACTCTACGAAGTATGCACCTTCGTAAGTTCCAATTTCTCCTGCCCAAATGCGGTCTTGTGAAGAACCGTATTGGTTAGGAAGTAACCATCCTGCTGAACCTGTCTCTGCACGAAGGTCGTGTGAAACTTCTGGGTGAATACCAGTCCAGTATAGTGAACCCTTGCGACCAACGGCTTTGTTAGCACGTAGTTTAGCAACGGCTCTGCGTAGGTTAGCAGATGAAAGTGTAGCAGCAGCAGTTACTGTTGCTGTTGAAGTTGCAGTTGAACCTGAGTAGATTACGTTTGAACCGCCACGCAATGTTGTCATTGCTACGGAGTCAATAGAATCTGCAAGGTTGAATGCAATAATGTTTGCGATTGCAGGGTCAACATCTGCAAGAGAGAATAACTCTAATGCACGAGTTACCAACACTGAGTTACCATACTCTGCAAGAGTAATGGTTACTGATGTTGGTGTTGACATTGCTACTGCATCTGGGTCAGTTGTTTCTGTCAGAGCAGTTGTTGCTACTGAAAGGTCAACGTAACGTTGTAGAACAACGGTTGAACCAGGGATTGCTTGACGTGCTGGACGCTTATCTGCTACAGAACGAATTAGGGGTTCTGAACGGAGAGCGAATTCTAGAAGACGGTCATACGCCTTCTGGACTAGACCAGCACCACCAGCGGTACCTCCGAGATTGTCGGATGCTGTTGATACATATGCCATATCGTCACCTCCAAGTGACTATGAACGGAATTATTGTGAGCGAAGTACATCCAATAATGCATCCATTGAATCTGCATTATCGATGCGAAGATTTAAATCCTCTGCTCGGTCAGGGGTCATAGCGTTAGAGGTTAGAACATCCTGTTGACGCAATGCGGCACGGTCTTGTTCTGATACCTTAGGCTCCTCTTTAGCAACTGTAATTCCGAATAAATCAGCGTTATCATTGAGCCAGTTATTCACTGTCTCTTCGTTAACCTCTTCTAAATCCTTAAGAACTAATCTTGCTGCTTTAAGGTTGACACCCTTCTTTTCTAGGACTTCTTTGACTGTACGCTCACGCTGCACCTTGGATAAACCCTCAAGTTGCTCAGTGAGTTCTTTGATACGCTTCTCATCGTTGCGCTTAGCCTTCCGCAATTTTTTAAGTAAATCGCTTCCTTCTAATTGCACACCGTTGTCGGTATCTAGGTCGTCTTCGTCTTCATCCCAGTAGTTGTTGCTCATAGCAACCCACCCTTCTATTCGTTGTAGTCGCAAGCCTCAGATTCTGGTCGGGGAACCAGGCTGGCTCTTGCTATCGGTCTAGTACGCTATGTGAGGCCGATGGATTCACATAGGATTCTATATCTGGCCTGCGGCCCTATTTTTGGAAGCAAAGTATCCAGACTTTCCGCTGAATCTTCCCAATTCTTTTTCACTTAAATTTTGAATGTTTTGCAACTCTTGATAGTTTTGGTCAAACACTGCAGAAAATGCTTGCTCTTGAGTATACGCTTTTCCTGGTTCTACACCAGTCTCCATAGAGGTTAATTTTTGTCCAGTTGCAGTAATTGCTGCTGCTTGACCAAATTTGGGTTTAGCAGTAGCATAGGTTTGTTTTTTGGCAATTAAATCACTGGCCGTTGCTTCACTTATTGCTAGTCCTTGACTTTGACCTGCTGCCATAATTCCATATTTATTTACTTTTCTTTCTAACTCTGCGGCACCTTCTGCGCCTAATAATATTGCTCTTGCAAGGTCGGTTCTAGTAGCAAAAGGCATTTTTGTTTGAACCATATTGTACCAGTCTTTTGGAGCGGTATCTATGGCATCGAAAACATCTGCAATAATTCTTGTAGTTTCTGCTACGGATTTACCAGTGGCCATAACTGTATTTAAAAATGTTTCATTAGCCAAATCATTTAAGTTAGATTTACGTAATACATTTCCAATTTCTTCTTGAGACTTGACATATTCGTAAATAGTAGGAACATCAATTGCTTCACCTTTAGCCCTACGCTCTTGAAGAGAAAAAATTCCACTAAAACGATTTGTAAATTCTGGAATAACTTTAAGTTCTTTGGCCTGGTAAAGAGCAAGATTAATTGCTTCTTCAATGGTTGAGCCAGTTTTATAAAACCCTGAAAAAAGTTTATATAGTTCTGAAACATATGCTTTAGATGCTTCTGTTTCGCCCATTAAAAGTGAAAGTGTTTTTCTAAATGTGTCCTGAGCCAATGTAGGGCCCGTAACTTGTGCTCCAGTACCTGCTCCAGCACCCGCTCCAGTACCTGCTCCAGTACCTGCTCCAGTACCTGCTCCAGCACCTGCTCCAGTACCTGCTCCACTTAAAGTTCCAAGACCACTTAAGCCCGCTATAATGCCCTCTGTACCTCCAGCGGCATTCCAAACAGAATCCATCTTTGCTTGCTCGGTAAGAATTTGACGCACCAATTCTTGTGATTCTTTACTTCCGCCAATTGATTTAACTTGTTTATCAATACTAGTTTTTTGTGTTGGCACTGGCGTTACTTTAGGCGTCGGTTTAGGTGTTGGAACGGGGGCTGCCTTAGATGGCAAAACCCTATTCTCTCTTTGATTAGCGGTAGGTATCGCCATTAATTTCGTACTCCATATCCTAGTGCCTGAGCAAATGAAGTAGCGGCTTGACGTGCTCTATTGTTTTCCGCCATAGTTTTATCTCTATTTGGGTGCATCATTGCTGCGTTTAAGGCCTCGCCAATTGAGGCTGAGGGTAACTTACCAACAGTCCCATCTGGTCTAATTAGTTTGTCAACAAATGGGTCATTTAATTCTAAAGTATTAACATCTATTTCCCAAGCATCTGCAATGGCCTTTAAAATAGGATTGGCAAAATCACGAGTAGTAGCACCTGGCGTATTTTTAAATCTTTCTGCATACTGAGGATATTCAATTGCTGCTTTAGCGGCTAATTGAGTCTTGTAATCATCTGCGGTAATTTTTCCTGTAGCAATTTTTTTAGCGGCATCTTGAATTTCGACATCTGACATAATGCTCAAGTTAAAAGATTTAGCAATTTGACGTGCAGTAGTTAAGGCGTCAAGAGCCTTGGCCCCTAGATTCTTTTCGTCAGCAAAACTTACCTTAGACCATAAATAATCTTTGGTAAATTCTTTTGGTTGGAAAAACGAAGGAGTAGAAGTCTTAATTATTGTTTTAATATCTTCAGCAGTAGCACCAGGCTTGGTTTGATTTCTAACAGTTTGTACTACTGTTTCAAGTTGTTTATTTGCTGCTTCATTATATTTTTTAACAAAGTCTGCTAAATCTTGCTTTGACAGTTTTCCAGTAAACTGAATATCAGCCATAATGGAATCAAGGAGTTGTCTAGCGCCAGCCTCGGTAAGTTTAATGGCATCTTTAGACACAGTAGTACTAGTTTTGTTAGCAGCAGTGGCACTTGTTCCAGCCAGTCTGGCTGCCAAGGCATCCAAAAATTCTTGTTCTGTCATTATCTAACATCCTTTAAGTTGTCTTCAGAGAAATTTCTAATTAATAATTCTTTTAACTTAGGGTGCCAGGCTTCCGAACGCAATTCCAATGTTTCAATATATGCGTCTAAAGTTTCTGATTTCCTTGAATCTCTTTCGGGTAAATTTTTATAGTAAGTACTATAAACATTTCTTATAGATGTAAATTCTTTTACATCTGACCAAAGTTTAGTATTTCCATATTTTTCCATAAATTCTTTATTGGAAACAATTTGGTTTAATCCATAAGCATATTTAAATGCTTTGTCTTCGGCCCCGCCTTTGTTCCATTCGACCCACCAAGATTCGCTCATTTTTCGAATTTCATTATTGGCAACGTCTTTAAGTACCGCTTTTAGTTCTGGATGAGAGCGCAAAGATTTATTATCTAAGTCTTGCGCTTTTTTTTCTAAACCATCCACCAAAAAATAATAACCATTCCAGGCACGATTTACCAATCTTCGACGTTCTTGCTCTTCAGGAGTAATCATGTAACTATTTAATGGACTACCATCGGGCAGTTTAGTCTTGGGGTCCCTTAAAATATTATATACAGTAAGATTAAAATTGTCTTTAGTGTCTATGTCTAAACTAAGCAATCCGATTAGTTCTGGGTCTACTTTTGCCAAAGCAACGGCAAGGTCAGTATTTTCTTTAAATACCCTGTTATAAGATTCAACATTAGGTTGTATGTATGCTTCAGGACTAGAACCTTTAAAGGTAATTCTATCTAATGGAAACTTAACTCCCAGGCGTTCATTTAATTCAGTGCCAGCAAGTTTTTTTGCTTCTTTTTCGTCGATTCCTGATTGCCTGTATTTATTAACTAACATTCCGTATAAATCGTCGTAAATTGACATGGGATTAGTATCTACTTTTGCGGGAATACCAAATATGTTAGCAAAAGACCAATTTGCTTTTATGGCAAATTGTTCTCTTGTAATTTTTTTAATTTCTTCAAAGCCAGGATATTTTTGAATTTTTAATTCATCTAAAGTCATATAATAGTTATGAACATCTATCCATGAGTCTAAAAAATCTCGTTTACCCTCTGGGCCTACTAGGTAGTTAATAGCATCGTTAGCCCATCGTGGTGTAAACGCTTGGCCAAGTGACGGCTGGGGACCAAAAGGAAATACTACATCATAGTATGAACCTAAATAATTTTTAAGTACATCTTCTGCTCCTGGCATTCCGCCATAAATTTTGCTAATACCAAAACTAGAAAAAATAGATGGAGTTGGATAGTTAAGTAAAAATCCAATTGACCTAGCATTTAATCTAATACCTTTTCCGCCAAAAAATCCCATTTCTTTTGTTGATGGAACTATTAAGTGTGTGGCTAGCAATGGGTCATCTGTTGGCGCACCGTACTTATCTACACCAAAAGACCTAAATGCTGATTGGTAATTATACAGAAACTGGGAAACTCTTTCGGGATTGCTTAAAGCAAATTTACCATATCGATAGAAGGCATTTAACGAAGCAGTTGGAAATGCTGTTGCTAAACGTGCAGCATATAAAGGTTTACTTTGCCTGCGAATAGTGTAAAAAACTTTTTCGTTTTGTTGTAAGGCCTCTCTTGAAGCGGCGGAACGTAAAACATTAATTTTATCAAGGTCTACTGTTCCATCTTTTTTAACAAAACTAAAACCTTGCGCCTCAAGTTCTTTTGTTTTACGTTGTAAATTTTGTACAAAAAATTTATTTCCAGAAGCCCATCGAATTGGGTTTTCTGGTGCCGTCAATTTAGAAAATATAGTAGACGCTGCTTTATCAAGTTGTTTTTCTATCCAACCAATATTTTTAACACCAAACTCGGATGCATTATGAACATCAAAATCAAGTGGATGTATAGGGCTCAAACTTTTTAAATCCCTAGAAAGGATTTTTTGAAGTTGAACTGAATTTACTTCACCAGCCAACGCAGCAAGTCTTGCCTCTTTGTCGGGCAAAAATCTATTTACTAGTGCAACTTTGTCCGCAACTATGTTGGGAATATCTGCTTTACTTATTGGACCAAATTGTTCAAAGTACCCAATGTTTTTATTGCCCCATTCAATTAATTCTTTTTCTGAGACATCGGCGAGTATTTGGTCTATTAACTTATCGCCCCTCAGGGAACGATTTGTAAAGTATGCTAATTCTTCAAAGTAAATTGGGTCATTAACGTAAGTTACCGTAGATGAACCTCTTCTAGTAATCATGCCTTGGCGTATGCCAGTACTTAATTCACCCAAATATGTGGCGCTAGCAGTTCTGGCGTTTCCAAATTCTTGTTTCATTGCAAGACCAAATTGATTGGGATTAAACAGGCTGTCCACAGGTACATATTCGCCATTTACAAAAATGTAATTTTTGTCTTTACCGTAAAAACGTTCTTTATATTTACTACCCTTTTCATAGACTAGGGCTTGGTTATATTTTTGTTCTCCAAGACCTTCGAGAATATTTTCAATTTTATTGTATTGCAAAGCAATTTCTTTGTTTGCGCTAATTATTTCTTTTGAATTAGGTGCTAAAGTTGCTATTGCGCCTTTAGATTTAGTTATTGCCGCTTTAGCAGCAAAAATTTCACCAGAATATTTGCCTTTTGTGTCTACTTCATTTTCTAAAAATTTAATTCTGCGCTCTAGGTTTGCAATGGTTGGAACCTGAGCGGTTAATTTTCCAAATGGACGTGTGGCGTCCCTAAGTTCTAGTTCTATATCGTCAACTAATTTATTTGCTGCTTTAAGTTCGTTAACAACTTTTGCTTGATTATCTCTAATTGCTTTAGGAGATGGTTTAATTGACCCAATTCCTAAAAATGTATCAAGTTCTGCGGTTAAATTATTAAGATTAGTTACTGCTTTGTCTAATTCATCCGTCAATCCCTCTACGGTTTTATTTATAGCAGAAATTTCTTTAGAATTATATTTTTTAGAAACTTGACCAAAAAGTCTATTTTTATTATTTTTAATAAAGTTTTTAGTCATACTAGGAACACCATCAAGTACAATCGCAACTCCGTGAGCCATGATAGCACTAAGGGACGGTTCAAAAAGGCTGTTTTTAGGAATGTAGTTTGGTCGTGCCAATACATCAATAGACCAGTATTTATTTGATATCTCAAACACACGCTGGGCAATTTCTGCTGACTCTACTGTCATTTTTTGAGTTTTTTTACCAGGTCCTTTAATAAGAGTTGATTTTTTAATTTCATTTTCAATTATATTCCAAGGCGCTATCCTATAAGACTCAACTAACTGTCTTTGGGTCTGAGGGTCGACTAAAACACGCATGCTTTGAGCATCCATGCCATACCCTCTTCTAGCCAAAGAATCGGTTGCGCCAAAAATATGATTTTTAATTGTTTGAGTAAACTCATTAATTTTTGCTACATCATAATATTTATATTTAGCGGCTATAATAATTCCAAGTTGGTCGTCTAAAGCATTTAATACATTGACTCTTGAAATGTCATCTTTAGCGCTGACAAAATCAGATATAACTTTATTGCGAAAATCTGCAACACTTATAAATACGTCTGGTTTTATTTCAACCTGGTTAATTTGTGTTTTTCCAAACAAGCCAGCAGTTTTTGTGTATCTTAATGCATCAATGCTATCAAAAACCGCATTTAATTCTTTTACACCATCTAGCGGACGAATACCAGAAAAAGTAACGTGTCCTAAAGGTAATTGAGAACCAGAAAAATTTACAACTCTAGTTAGCGGTCCATTAAGGCTGTCACCTATAATGCGTTGCCTGATAGTACCTACTGATACTGCAGCCTTTGTGCCTAGACTAAACTTAGGTTCAATCGGAAAATAATCTTTCCCCATCTTAAGGGGCACACCAGTTTGCGGGTCAAGAAGAGCATCTTTAATTTGCCTATATTCTGGTACACGATTAATTGCATCGTCAAACGCTGCATTCATGCGTGACCAAGCGGTTTCATTAAATTCAGGTAGTCTACCAGTTTCAATCACACGATTCCTAATGATTGAGTTAACGTCACCAATTTCATATAAATCTGCTGGTGCATTTTTAGAAAGTCTATCTAAGGCTGGTAAATACCCTTTATCCGCAAGAATTAAATCTTTTACCGTATCAGGATTGTTTGCCTTTAATATTGGACCTAATAAATTTTCATTATTAGAAAATTTACCCACAGTAAGTGTTATGTAATTAGCATCTTTACTATTTGCTAGTTTTACAATTAAGTCTCCCGAAACAGTTTGTTTGCCACCAGTGAGACCAGTTTCAAATGCAATACCATCATTAATATCTTTTTCTAATCTTGCTACAGTAGTTCCTCTTGAACTTAAGCCAGTTTGTCTAGCGGTAAATTTCCCACCTTTAGTCACAGCGCCAAATACTCCGCCGATGGCAACATTAGATACTACTAAGTCGACCCCGCCTGTAAAATATTTGCCAACAGTATTGTCAACAAAAGCAGCCTGAACATCATTATCATTGTACAAATCTATATTATCTAAATCTATATTACCTGCTTTAAACACAACATTTGCAACATCTTTTATAGGAGTCAAATCGGATTTAGTAAGGGCTTGCCCTAAACTTATTTTTTCTGAACGATTATATGCTCGTTTAAAATCTGATACTTGAAATCCTTTTTCAAATTCATTAGCAATATATAATGGCGAATCAAAGTCCGTCATTAATGCTAAAGTTGAAACAGGCCTAGTTATATAAGGCGAGATTACTTCGTCGTGAAGTGCAACGCCAGCCTTTAGTACTAAATCATTACTTGCTGATTGACCTTTTACCGAATATTTAAGATTATCTTTAATTGCTTCTTGTGCAGACTGTTCTAGTCCAGCAACTGCAAGTTGTTTAGATACGCCTATGTCTACAGCGGCTGGTAATACTATATTTCCAACTGCAGAGGCTGGGCTTCCTATATTTCCAGTAAACCAATTTGCCCAAGATGATGCGCCTTCGGCTAAACCTCTACCTACTGGTTTTGCAATGTTGTCAAGGAAATTATTCCAAAGTGACACTATTGCCTCCTAAAATTGTAAGTTATATTTTGTAGAGTTTCCACCTTTTGGAATATCTCCAGTGATTGTTTCAATAAAATCATCTCTATCGTCTATTGATTCCCAAGGAATCATTCCTAGCGTAATTGCTATACTAGCATTTTCATACCCAAGAGAAGAAGCAAATCTGTCTATATTATCGTATAGACTTCCAGGTTGCCATTCAAACATAATCAATTCTGCTCACTAAGTAGTTTACAAAACTTTTAAAAGTATCTGGAGCGTTTGGTGCTTTTGCCGCATTAGCAAATGCTGGTAAATATTTCTTAACTATTGCTTGATTTTCAATAGGCCTATTATCAACATTTAAAATCGGAGGAAGAACTTCTCTTCCCGCACCTCTACCACCTTCGGCACCAGTGCTCTGTGGCTCTAGTGGATTTGCTGTATCATCTAACAACGTTCTAAGTTTCATCATAGATGCTGATTCAGTTATACTGGGCATTGTTTTAACATTACTCATTGGTGCTGCATTTTGTAACGCCATTGTCTCGACTCCCGTAGAACCTAAATTTTTCATTCCAGGTATATATCTTTTTGGTTGTCCGTCCTTTGAACCTGAACCACCTGTTGCTGAAACAGCAAATGGGTCTCTTGGACGGTCACCACCTCTATTTTCTTGCTTCATAATTTCTCCTACTTAATTTTTCTAGGTTGTTCTTTTGATATATATGGGCCTGCTGTAAATGCTGTAAGTTTAGATGCAATTTCCATCGCTTGGTATGCATCTGCTCCAGCATATAAAGCACCTAGTGCGTATGTAGCACCAGAGCCTGCAGCATATACTCCATCTGCGGATTTGCTTATTGACAACTCTTGGTCGACATCAAATATCTCTCCACCAACAGCCATAATAAATTGAAATCTATTTTCTTTTGTATCTTCTTCAAAGTTATAACCATTCTCTGCCATACACTTACGCAAAGAAGGCATAGCCTTTACAATCATAAAATGATATAAATCTTCTCTGTCCTGCTTAGTTGGAACTGGTGGTTCCCAGATATGTTGTGCTATATCGCAAGGAAGTGTTTCTCCAGAACCAGCAATTAAAAACATTCCATTTTCTGAAATCTTTTTAACTTCAGGATGAGTGTAAATTCTACCATCAGCATCAGTTGTTTGACTGTCAGCAACTATGAAACAGCGGTCTTTATGTTCTATTCCTATAATTGTTGTCATTGTCCCCCACCTATTTAACTTCTTGTTACTACTCTTGCGTTTCCTTTTCCACCTGCAGTTAAACTTGAAAGAATTGTTTGAATATCTGGTGTTTCTTGGGGTGGTAACGATACAGGTTGTTCTTGAGAAGGACCTCCTACTGGGGCACCAGAGGGAGCAGGGGACGTTTGCTCAACCATTGGATTAGAGGCGCCAGCAGGAGGAACTTGTTGTTGCGGTGTAAAGGTAGCCTCAATAGCATCTTCTAATGCTTGTCCCTTTTGGCGAGCCTTAATAACCGCAGCAATTTTATTTACCATATCTGATGGGTCTTGTCCCTGTGTTGCCATCGCTGGTATAGCCTGAGCCATTGCTGTAATGCCACTAAGTAATGCTGTACGCATATCTTCAATTTCAATTTTTTCAAGTTCTTGTGTTACATTAACAGTAAATGGCAACTCACGCATAGCCATATCTTTGGAGATTAACTTGCCACCAAGTGCTTGTAACATAAAGATAAGACCTTGGGCTGGGTTAAGACCAGCAAGCATTCCATAACGGACATCTGCTGAATAATCACCCTTGATGTCTTTAGTTGGTTTATAGGTGATTTCATATGGTGAACCAGAATCAACACCACGAATTGTTTTTTCTTCTGGATAGATTAATTCATCAATTTCAAAACACACACTAATTACATCACGAAGTGCTGCTGCAAAAATTGCTTGGGCTGATTTGACTTGAGTATCAAATGCTCCCATAAGAGCCTGTACACCTTGACCGGTGACGATAGATGCGTCAATGTTACCAGTACGTGATTCTGGATAACGAGCACCAACTCTAAGTTCTTGGTTAAGTAGTGTTTGTTCTGTGAATGCGCCTTGTGGCAATGTAAGTTCCACACGTCGAACACCCGCTGGGTTGGAAGTACGGATAACCGCATCGCCACCCAACTGGAGTTCTTGTACATCTTGTGGAAGTACAATTGGTGCCTGTACTGATTTCTCCGCTGCTTCCATTGCCAATAAGGCGAAACGGTTGCGGAGTAATTGAATTCCAAGTACATCATCAAACTGTCCACGTAGGTCACCATCGATAGATGGTTTACGTGCTACAACTA